ATCTTGTAGCCCAACTTGCCCAGCAAGCTGTAGCTTCGCGTTTCAGCCAAGCTGCCTTGGTTGGCGCCAGAGGGGGGGATGCGATCACCATCGGCATCGAAAAATGCCCCGGTTTGCTCTACAGCCATGTTGAGCATGAAGTCCAAGCCATCCTTGGACCCCGAGGAGGTGTGGCGAACCGTGGTTCCCAAACTGTCAGAAGGGTGCGACAAGGACAGGTTGCCACCTACTTCGGTCACGTGGCTCACAGGACCGTTGCCTTTGCGAGTGATGATGTTGACCACGCCGCCAGTCGCGCCGTCGCCATAAATCGCTGTGGCTCCGCGAATGACTTCAATGCGTTCGACCGCCGAAGGATCGATCAGCGTCAGGATGCGTGCGCCGTTGCGGTTGGTGCTTTGCGGCACACCGTCAATCAAGACATTGATGTTGCGTCCCCGCAGTGTCTGAGTGAAGGTGCTGGGAGACTCTCGCCCGAGGCCGAACCCTGGCACCAGCTTGCCCAAAATATCCCCCAGTCCACTTCCTGCGCTTACCTGTTGCTCGATCTCTTCGCGGCGCACCACGGTGATCGATTGAGGAACAGAGTTGACGAGTGCCTCTGAGCGCGTGGCTGTCACAGTCATCTCAGCAAGTGCGGGCTGGGATGCAGACTCTTGGGAATGCGCTAGTGACGTGCATACCGCCGCCACGGCCATGACCAGGGCCTTGTACTGGAAACCAATTGAAGAAGATGCGCACGGCTGCGCCTGTAGAGGATTGCTCTGCATAAGTTGAGGTTCGGAGAGATTGAGGGCTTTTGGGTCAAAGCCTTGAATGCCTGAAACCGTGCCTTGCAACCATGCAGCCGCTGGGTAAGACGCCTAGATCACGCCGAGCAACGGCAGACCTAGACCGCTAGGGGGCTACCCCTGCTTCAGAGAATTGAATTTTATACAAATGAAAACTATTTGTATTCAATGAGTAAAGTTTTTGTGTATGCCACGTAAAGTTTTGTGCACTATTTAAGCGCTAGGCACCTTTTTAGCTGGGGCTGCGCTTGCACTTGGTCCTCATTGTGTCGCCCCGCCTAGGTGTGGCAGCAGGAGGCCGTGCTGAAGAGACTGAAGGCTCTTTTCAGGAGCCCCAGCCATGGCCAACACCTTCTACCCCAAGGGTAAAACCAAGATTCTGACCGCCAAGATTGACTTTGAGACCGCCACCATCAAGGCGGCCCTGGTCAAGAACACCTACGCCTTTGACGCGGGCCATGAGTTCCTGTCGGCCCTGAATGGTCACGTAATCGACGCCCAGGAGTTGACCGGTAAAACCGTGGTCGATGGTGCGTTCGATGCCAACGATGTGAGCTTTCCGGCCCTGGCCGCCGGCAACACGGCCCGCGCCGTCGTGCTCTACAAGGACACGGGTGTGGCGGGCACGTCCGCGCTGATCGGCTACCTGGACGATGTGCCAGGCCTGCCGGCGCAGAACAGCGGGGGCGAGCTCAAGATCACCTGGAACGACCAAGCCGACAAGATTTTGGCCATCTGAGGTGTGTGATGGCCAAAAAAATCGGATTTCGCAACAACACGGCCGGCGTGCTCTCGCAGGAGCTGGCCGCGCCACCCGATGGCAGTGTGCTGCACATGTCGGCGGCCCAGGGCGGGCATTTTGTGCCCCCGGATGGGCGTGACTACGTGGTGGCCACCTTGGGCGACCCGCAAACCCCTGGGTCTTTTGAGATTGTTCACCTGTCCGCGCCCCAGTTTCTGAGTGGTTCGGACGAATACGCCTTCCAGGTCGAGCGCAACCAAGAGGCCACGGCCCGTGTTGCACCGTGGCCTGCTGGCACGCCGATTCAGGCGTTGCTGACAGCGGGCGCCTTGCATGCGGTACAAGATGGCGCTGGTACTGGATGTGGTGATAGCGGAGGCGGTGGTTTTATTGGCGACAGCCTGGGTAGCTTGCGCGCAGGACAAGCTGCCACCGCCTCCGATGTGCGCCTTGGCACTGATAGCCCGCACATCGCATTGGTGCCGACATTCATGGATCTGAGCGGCGCCGCAGCGTTTGCGCCTGCAATGCTGGTGGGCAACGGGACGGTATTCAAAGTCGGTAGCAGCTACTACAAGGCGCTCAACCAAGGCACGCTGGGGCAATCTCCGCCTGATGATTCGCCGCAGATGTGCGGCAACGTGTACTGCGTGAGGCGGTCACCCCCAAACTGCAGGATGGCAGCGTCACGATTGGGGATGATATTTCCCCCAGTGGAGCGGGCAGTGTAGTGATTGGCAGCTCGGTCAGCACCGCCGAAGTTGCTGATGGGGTGGTGGCGATTGGCCGCAACCTGTCTTGCGCAGGGGCGGCCAGTGTTGCCATCGGGGAGGAATCTCGCGGCGATGGAGACTACGCCGTCGCCTTGGGCGGTTACGCCGAAGCGCTGGCGGAGGGGTCTATCGCCGTAGGCACCCAGGTCAATGTGCCCTATGCTTGGACCATCTGCGGGCTGCCCGTGCCCCGGGACGCATGGGCGAGTTTTGGCACGCCGGTGAAGGTGTGGGACGGCACGGCCGCGCCCGAGGCGACGGTGACGCTGACCCACACGGACATTGGTCAGCCGCGGGCATGGCAGCCCCAATCGCTGGTGCGCGAGGGCGATGTGGTGGTGCCGGCCGCCGGCGGGCCGTATGCCTACGCTGCCAAGCTGCTGTTTGTCCCACAGATTTCGGACAACACGTCGACGACTGGGCAGACCGAACCCATCTTCCAGGACTATGTGGCTTCGGAGAACAACGCCATCTGGTGGCATCCGTTTTTTGCGGGGCTGGCGCAAAAGCACCTGTTTGAACTGTACGAGCACCAGCTGTTCTACGTGACAGAAATCGGCTTCCTGTGTACCGAGGTTGGCGCGGTCACCACGGGGGCCAGGCTCAGCTTCGGGACGGTGGACAACCCCGCGGTCGTGCTCAACGACGTGGAGCTGCCCGGGCCCTATGGCTCGTACCGCATGCTGCGCCTGCCCATTGCGCAGCCGGTCGGGCTGACGGGCGCGCTGGCCATCACGCTGACGCAGCTGGCCGCCGGCGGCCACTGCCAGGGGCGCTTTTACCTGCGCGGCACGGTGGTGCGCACCCGGGGCTAAACCATGCTGCTCAACCTCCAGCGCCTGAACACCCTTGGCCTCAACACCTTGGGCACGCCGGCTGAACCCCAGCCACAGGACATCACCCTCACGCCGCCGGCCCTGGTGGCGGCGCTGCGCTGGGGCGGGGCCCAGGTGCAGGTGCTGCAGCCGCAGCCCGTGCTGGAGCTGTGGCCCGCGCCCCTGGTGGCCCGCATGCACTGGGGGCAGCCTGCGCTGCAGCTGGTGCTGGCGGCCCCCAGCCTGCGCGGTGGCCGCCTGGGCACGCCCACGGCCAGCCTGGTGCTGCACCCCGCGGCGCTGCGCAGCCCCCTGCGCGTGGGTGGGGCACGCCTGCAGCTGGTGCTGACGCCGGCGCCCCTGCTGGCCCCCTTGCGGCTGGGCAGGCCCACGGTATCCACCGTGCAGGGTGTGCAGTCGCTGGTGTCGCGCCTGTCCTGGGGCTCGGTTGCGGTGGTGCAGGTGCTGCACCCGCAGCCGCTGCGCGGTGGCCGGCTGGGGCGGCCGGTGCTGCAGTCCCTGTCCGTGATCGAGGTGACCCAGGGCCTGGGTCCCATGCGCTGGGGGGCACACCGCCTGCAGGTGGTGGCGCACCCCCTGCCTTTGTCTGCACGCGCCCGCTTGGGGCGTCCGTTGGTTCAATGGGAGGCAGCATGTCCATGCTGAAGTTTGAGAGTTTCAAGGGCATCAACAACCAGGCCCGGGGCACGGAGCTGACGCCCGCCGACCTGGGCACGGCCACGAACGTGGATGTGAGCAATGCCGGGCGGCTGCAGCGGCGCCAGGGGTACACGGTGCAGGACGCCTGCTGCCACGCCAATCTTTTTGAGGCGCCGGGCTATTTGCTGGCCACGGATGCCCACCATGCGCTGGTGGCCATCTGGCCGGATGGGCAGCGTGCCACGGTGCACCCCAGCATGGGGGTGGGCCGCATCTGGTATGCGCGACTGCCCGATGGGCGGGTGGCGTTTTCCAACGGGCTGCAGTGCGGCATCAGCGATGGGCGTACGGGCAGCGAGTGGGGCGCCCGCAAGCCCGACAGCGTGGGGGTGGCCGTAGCGGCCCAGGGCAGCCTGGCGCCGGGCAAGTACCGCTGGGCCGTCACGCACGTGCGCCGCGCCGATGGGCTGGAGTCGGGCGGGGTGACCAGCGACGTGCAGGAGGTGGCCCACGGCGGCCTGGCCCTGATGGGCCTGCCCGAGCGCGAAGGCTTTGACACGCAGGTGTACCTGACCCAGCCGGGGGGCGAGCAGTTTTTCCGGGTAGGGCGGGCCGCGGGCGGGCAGTTGCGCATCACGTCCCCTGCTGGCCTAGGGCCTGCGCGCACCCTGGACCTGGACGCGCCGCCGGCGGGCATCTTGCTGGCCGAGTGGAACGGCCGCGCGCTGGTGGCGGTGGGCTCCATGCTGCTGGCCAGCTTGCCAACCATGCCCGAGCAGTTCGACCTGACGCGCGACTATCGCCAGTTCGGGGCCGCGATCACCCTGGTGCAGCCCGTGGGCAACGGCATTTTTGTGGGCACGACCGAGGCGCTGCACTTCCTGGCCGGCGAGACCTGGGACACGCTGCGCATGAGCACCCCCATGACCGGGCCGGTGGCCCTGGGCTCGGGCGTGGCCGTGGATGGGCGCTTTGTCCGCATCGGGGAGGGCAACGCCGAAGGCGAATGCATGCTGGCCCTGGTGGATGGGGTGATCACGGCGGGCTTGCCTTCGGGGCAGGCGGTGCCCCTGTCCGAGGGGCGCTACCGCACCGAGGCGCAGAGGTGAGCGCGGCGTTCCGGCTGCAGGGGCGCATGCCCCAGTACATGGTGCAGGTGCTGCGGTGATGCGCTGGGACGTGGCCGGCTTTGTGGGTGCGGCGCGCCAAGCCATGCCCATCCGCTGGGTGGTGCAGGGGCCGCACGCCCTGCAGCCCGGCCAGCGCGCCCAGCTGCAGGCACGGCTGCAGAACTTCCTGACCCAGTGCCGCCTGTCGCGCGCCCCGACCCAGTGGGCCAACGGCGCGCTGCCCGATGGCAGCCGCTACCGGCTGTACGCCCACAACGGGGCGGTGCAGGTGGTGGTGGAGCCGCGCAGCGCTGCCGACACGATCACCAACTATGTGGCGTGGCCTGTGATCTATGAACCGGGCTATGTAGCCCCCTGTATGAGCGCGTTTTCATAGACGACGAGCCCGTGCCCCTGGGCTATGTGCTGGAGACCGCCACCTACCAAAACTTCAGCAGTGGTGGCACCAACCTGGGCTTTTTCCTGAGCACCCGGGTGGTGGAGATCCACATCCGGGGCTTGAGCTTCACCCAAAGCTGGGGCTTCACCCCGACCCAGTGGGATGACGGGGCCTATGGCGTGCACACCTTTGCCGGGGTGCTGCCGGGGGTGGACAAGAGCATCGGCGGGTAATACGGGGCGGATACCGATCAGTCCTATGACCGCTACCACCGGATCGACAGCATTGATGTGAGCGACAGCCGGATTGCGATTGCCACGTCGATGCGCACCGAGGGCGGGGGATGGGTGCGCGGCATTTACAGCCTCACCATCCCGCGCGCACCCGAGGCCATCGGGCACTTTGAGGCCGGCACAGGCATGGAGTATTGGCGCGGCTTGTGCAGCGGCAACGTGACCACCAGCCCCGGCCAGACGCAGGCGGCCATCAGCGTGGACGCCACAGGGACGGTGGCGCTGTGCGAGGCGATTGTTGAGCAATTACGCATCAAACCGCACCCACTTCTTGCGCCTAAACGTATTGCTGGGCGACAAGCTATAGGGCGTGCTGTTTCTGCATGGTGCAAGCGTGGTTTGGGCGACGACGCCCACCGCAATGCACGGATTTTGCGTTTCCCGTACTTGACGCGGTACAAGCCCAAAGACGGCAATGTGCTGGAAATGCTCAAGCAAGGCAGCGTGGGCGCGCCCTCGGTGGAGTACGTCGGTGCAGACGATATGGTCAAGCAGGTGACCCGGCAGTCCATCTTTGATGCCGCGTACCGCAAGACCGCTACCCCTTGGAAGGAGCTAGAGCGCGGGGAGGAGCTTGCAGCGCTGAATGGTTTCAGAACGGGCGTAGTGAACGCCGCCTTGAGCAAACTTGTCGTGACGACGCCCTCTTATCACGGCGTTGAGCCCGCGCAGTGCATCGTGGATGCTTTGAGCAGCGCGATTCCAGCTTGGATGGTCGATGCCCAAAGCCAGGGGTTTGACGAGGTGCCGCAAGGGGAGCTGGGCGCTCCAGTGGTGTTTGATAGCCAGATCCCCGCAGGTGTCCGGCTGGTGTTGTTGCATCTGGAGTATGAGGTTTTTGACCCGTACACGGGCGAGTGGATATGGTGTGCAGTCCCCAAAACAGTGAAATGCGATGCTGTCTGGGTTCCGCCCTTGAGCAACCATTACTACGTGGGGCCCGAAGGCGAGCCGTCGATCCGCGCGGTGCGCTCGGCCGGCGCGACCAGGTATGTGCGCACCCGGCAAGGCTGGGGCAAGAGCGTGCAGGTGCCTTTGGCCGCCTGGGGCGCCAGCTACGTCACGACCGACCTGGACGCGCCTTCGGCGGTGGCGATTGCCATCAACCTGCCCCCTGAGGCCTACCCCGCTTCCACCACCAGCGAAGGCGTGCTGTGGAAGGGTGGGGAAATCGACGCCTCCGCCCTCAGAAAACTGCCCCTGACCGGGGTTTCGCACCTGTGTGCCCACGCTCTCAAGATTGCTGGAGTGGACAAAAGATCATGACCACCATCGCCTTCAACCTGCAGTCCCATGCTGCCACCGAGTACGACTGGGACTTTTCCTCCCTGAGTGGCCGCTACGCCACGGGCGCCGAGGGCCTGCTGGCCCTGGGCGGCGACACCGACGCCGGCCGCCCGATTGCCGCGCTGGCCACCACGCCGGTCAGCCAGCACAAGAGCAGCCTGGTCAAAGGTGTGGCGATGGTCTACGTCAGCACGCCCAGCGCCCAGGTGCAGGGCCTGGAGGTGCTGGTGGAGCTGCCCACCGGCCAGCGCTATGCCTATGCGCTGCAGCAGCAAGCCCGCGGCGTGGCCCGGGCCCAGCCGGGGCGCGGCATCCGTGAGAGTTACCTGGGCTTTGGCGTGCGCAATGTCGCCGGGGCTGACTTTGAAATCGAGCGCATCGAGGTGCAAACCCATGCCTCTGCAACCCGGAGGGTTTGAACATGGCCACCACCCCTGTCATGAGTTCGGCAGAAATCGTCACCGATCAGTACCAGCGTTCGCGCACCTACGCCGATGCCATCCAGACCCAGGTGACCAGCATGATGCAGGCCCTGGCCGCCACGCCGGTGACGGCGCCGGCCATTGATGTGCGCTTTGACACCAGCGACATTGAGGCGCCCGTGATTCCTGAGCCGGGCCCGGTGCCCGCGCTGACGGCCCACACGCCGCAGGCCGTGCCCCTGCCCAGCGAGGACGTGCCGGGGCTGGATGACGTGGTGGTGGATCTGCCCCAGTTCACCGCCACCCCGCCGGTGCTGAACTTTGGCGTGGCGCCGCAGATTGCGATTGGCACGGTGCCGGTGCTGCCCACGGTGCGCGATGTGGCCCTGCCCGATGCGCCCGAGGTGACGCTGCCCACCTTGCCCAGCATGCTGGCCCTGAGCACGCCCACGTTTGCCGGCATGAGCAGCCATGCGGATTGGCTGGAGCGCCTCAAGAACGCGCCCACCCTGGACCTGGTGCGGCCCACCGCCTTGGTGCACCAGCGGGGCCCGGCCTATGCATCGCAGCTGCTGGACAACCTGAAGGCCGTGCTCAATGAGCGCATCCAAGGGGGCACCGGCCTGTCCCCCGAGGTGGAGGCCCTGATCTGGGGCCGCGCGGTGGACCGCGAATCGCGCCTGGCGCTCGATGCCGAGCTGGACGTGGTGCGCGCCGGCGAGGCGCTGGGCTTCAAGCTGCCCCAGGGCGTGGTGGTGGCCCAACTGGAGCGTGCGCGCCGCGAGTTCCGCGACAAGATTGCAGGCCTGTCGCGCGATGTGGCCATCAAGCAGGCCGAGCTGGAGCAAAGCAACCTGCAGCAAGTGGTGGCCGAAGGCGTGCAGCTGGAAGCCAAGCTGATGGACAACGCCCTGCAGATCGAGCAGCAGGCGTTTGAAGCGGCCCGCGCCATGGCGGACAGCCACCTGCAGGTCTACAACGCCGGCGTGCGGGAGTTTGAAGTTCTGTCGCAGCAGTTCAACACCTTTGCCGGCATCTATCGCACGCTGATCGACGCGGAAACGGCCAAGCTGCAGCAGTACCAGGCCGAGCTGCAGGCCGAGCAGACCAAGGCGCAGATCAACCAGTCCCTGGTGGCCCAGTTCAAGGCCCAGGTGGAGGCCCAGCAGATCCGCGTGGAGATGTACCGCACCCAGCTGCAGGGCGCGCAGACGCTGATGCAGGTGGAGCAGACCAAGCTGCAGGCCGCCGGCGAGCAGGTGCGCGCCTTCGTGGCCACCGTGAACGCCGAGACAGCCCGTCTGGATGCCTACAAGACCCAGGTGGGCGCCGAAGCCACCAAGGTGGAGGTGTTCAAGTCGCAGGCCCAGGCCTTTGCGGCCGAGAGCAGCGCGCGGGCCGAGGCGGCCAAGATCACCATCACGGCGCTGGAGACCAAGGCGCGCATCCTGGCCAGCCGCTACGACGGCTACCGCGCGCGGGTGCAGTCCGAGGCCAGCCTGTCAGAGATTGCCGCCGCCAACAGCCGCGTGCAGCTGGATGCCTACCGGGCCAGCACGGCCGCCAGCGAGGCCAAGGCCAACATGACCGCGCGCATCTGGCAGGCCCGGCTGCAGCAGTACCAGGCCGGTGTGGAGGTGGCCGCCCAGGCCCAGCGCAGCAATGCCGCGTTTGCGATGCAGGCTGCGCAGATGAACCAGGATGTGGTCAAGACCGGCACACAAACGGCCGCCCAACTGCTGGCCAGTGCCTGGAACGTGGTCAGCACCAGCGCAAGCAGCTCGGGCACCCTGTCTGAAAGCCACAACTACAGCTACCAGGGCAGCAGCTGATCCTCATGCCCGTGGGGGCGGGCGATGATGGGCGGCGCCTTTGCTGATTGTTCAGTCTTCGAGATGCGGCAGGGGAACCGGGCTGACCACAAAGGTATCGCCGTTGTTGTCTTGCTTGATCACGAAGCCGGGACGCAAGGCGTCATCGACCGGTTGCCACAGCACGCAGGGTGGGTGCCTAAAGTCGCCTTCCCAACCCACCTCAGCGGCGGCAATCTTGGCGGATTCCCAGAGGTCAATGAATTCGCTGTACGAGAGCCCAGGGCTGGAGTCCTCGCCATAACGAACCAGGTTTTCTGCTTCAATTTTTGCGAGGGTGACTGCCACACTCTCGACGGTGGGCAGGAGGTCCCAGTTGAAGTCGATGGGCACTAGCTCGGAGTAGACATACCAGCTCATAGATTCCTCCATGTTTGCTGGTTTTAGATGCTAACAGCGGTGTGGCGTGCTGCTGTGGCGGCACGCGCTGCCTGTGTTGCGCCCGTGCACCGATCGCTTGCTTGGGGGCCGGCCTTCGCGCCGCCCCGGCTAGGGTTAGGCATTCCTGGCCCTGGCCGAGACACTGCCCCCCAGAAGGCAGTCCACCCCCTAACCGCCGCCTTCGGGCGGTTTTTTTACGCCCGAACACCATGAAAGTCGAAACAGCCATCGAAGCCGCCAACGCCGCAGCCATCGGCAGCAAAACCACCCTGGCGGGATCTGCAACGGCAGGTGTGGGTTGGGCCACCTCCAGCGCGTTCTTTGGCTGGGTGGGCGTGATCATCGCGCTGCTGGGCCTGGGGGTGAACTATTACTTTCGCCGCAAGGAGCATGAGCTGCGCTTGCGCGATGACGCGCGCAAGGAGGCCGAGCACCTGGCGCGCATGCAAGCCATTCAGGGAGGGTGCGATGTCTAGCAAAGCCAAACTGATCGCCGCCATCGGTGCGGCCGCCACCGCGCTGGTCGTGCCGCTGGTGGCCAAGTACGAGGGCACGGTGCTGCGCACCTACCGCGACCCCATCGGCATCATCACCGCGTGCACCGGCCACACAGGGCCAGAGCTGCGCATGGGCCAGACCTTCACCCGCCAGCAGTGCGAAGCCATGCTGTACCAGGACCTGGCACAGCACGCCGATGCCCTGGGCTGCATCCGCCAGCCGCTGACCGACGGGCAGCGCGCCGCCTTCCTGAGCTTTGCCTTCAACGTGGGGGAGGGGGCGTTTTGCCAATCCACCCTGGTGCGCAAGGCGAATGCCGGCGACCTGCAGGGCGCGTGCGCAGAACTGAGCCGCTGGACCTATGCCGGTGGCAAGCAACTGCCCGGCCTGGTGCAGCGCCGCGCGGCAGAGCGCCAGTTGTGCGAAGGGGGCTTGGCATGAGTGCCCGTGCCCTGGCGGCCGCCGTGGGCGCGGCCTTGGTGTTTGGGGCGGGCTGGGTGGCCAACGGCTGGCGCCTGGATGGCCAGCACGCCGCGGAGCTGGCCCAGCGTGACCGCCAAGCCCTGGCCGTGGCCGAGCAGGTGATGGCGATTGGGCGTGCAGCGAATGCCGCCATCTCAACTGCAGACGCGAAAGCTTGGAAAGGACTGGAAGATGACAAGAAAGAGCTACACCGCCTGCGCGGCTGTGTCGCTGATGGCACTTGCGGGGTGCGCCTCATCGCCGTCCAAAGTGGTCACGGGCCCAGCGATCCAGGCGCCGGCAGCGTGGGCCATGACACCGTCGAGCTCGATCCAGACGTACAACGCCGTGTTCTCGTCCACCGAGAAGCCATCGGCGAAGACGCCAGAAAACTAGAGTACTTGCAGGCGTATGCGTTGCAGTGCTGGCGGGCCACCAACGGTGAGCATGGGCCTAGCCGGTGATTGGCTCAGTTGACTGCAAACGACCCTTTACAGTCCTCCGATCGTTGGTAAGAAAAAATTCATATAGCAGCTTCCGCCGGTCAGCCCCCATATCGGTGGAATATGTGATCCAACGATATTACCTGCAGGCATACTTGGGATGCTGCGGATCAGGCTGTCGATGGGTTTGAATCAACATGCGCATTTCGGCTTGTGCAGACCGTTATGATGCTGTCGTTGCTTTGGGCGTGGAGCACGCATAAATGGAATGCACGGACAGAGATAAAGGGAAACAATGCTGGATGAGATAAAAATCAAGAACTTTGGCCCTTTACCCAACTGCGATTACAAGTTTGCCTCAGGCCTGAACGTGATCGTGGGTGAAAACGGTCTGGGTAAGTCGCAACTGTTAAAGCTGCTTTACTCGGTGCTGAAGGTTAATGCTGATGCTAAGGACTTGACGAAATCCGCACTCCAAAAAGCGTACGCAGACAAGCTGATAGGCGTGTTGCGACCTGATGCGCTGGGGCGCCTAGCCAAGCGCAAGCAAGGGCGCGAGCGTTGTGAGGTGCAGGTCGTCATGAAAGACAAGGCCTTTTCCTGCGGCTTCAGCTTTGCATCTCAGGCCAAATCGGAAGTACAGATAGAGCTGTTGCCGGAGGCCATATTGAGCCAATCGCCAGCCTATTTCCCCACTAGGGAGCTGGTCACTATGTGCCCTTGGTTTGGGCCGCTGTATGACAACTATCACCTGCGCTTTGAGGAGAGCTGGCGCGACACGGTCTCACTGTTGAGCGCGCCCAGTGTCAAAGGGCCAAAAGAGAAGAAAGCGGCAGAGTTGCTGAAGCCGCTGGAAGCCGCCATGGGCGGCAAGGTCGTGGTAGACAATGCAACCGGGGAGTTCTATCTGAGCATTCCTGGCGAAGGCAACATGGAGATGCCGTTGGTGGCTGAAGGGCTGCGAAAGCTCGCCATGCTCGCTAGGCTCGTAAGTACGGGGGCGTTGTTGGACAAGGGTTACCTATTCTGGGATGAACCAGAGACTAATCTGAACCCTAAGCTTATCAAGGTGCTGGCGACAAGCATTCTGCAACTGTGCAAACAAGGCATTCAAGTGTTCATCGCGACCCACTCTTTGTTCCTGCTGCGTGAGCTCGAAATTCTTGCCAAGTCTGCAGACTTCTTGGGGATGGAGCAACGTTATTTTGGGCTGAGCGCAAGCTTGGGACAAGAGTCGGTGACTTTGGAGCAAGGCGATTCCGTTGATGCGCTGCAAACCCTGGTGCTACTAGACGAAGAGCTGCTGCAGTCGGATCGTTTTCTTGCCATGGATGATTGATGGACATGCCCGTAATCACAAACGTCATCCAAGAGGATCGCTTGACCTTAACATTCCCTCCAGGAGCACAGGCTAGCAAATACGACGATTGGTCGCACTATCGCAACCAGTTCAACAGCGCTTGTGGAGGCACTAAGGCCGTAGATTGTGTTTATGCAGCACCGGATACCGCATGGCTGATCGAATTGAAGGACTACCTGTCGGGTCCCGGATGATTACGCACGTTCTTGACGAATAAATCAGGAGCTTTCATCTTCCATTTTTTGAGTGCTTGGACTGGGGCTTCATGCCCCAGTGCCTTTTGTGGCAAGTGGTGGTTG